AAGAGGTTAATGATAAAGTTAATAGAATGCGTAAAGAAGGATTGCTGTGAGAGTCGTAGACTTGATGCAGTTCTTACAACCTTTCACTAAAGGTTCAGACACAGTTAAGAATGCTAACATTCTAGTTGAAGTGAATGGTAAACTTCATGACATTAGAAGAATGGAAGTTCAAGAGAATGTCACACCTATTATAGGTCAGAAAGGTAAAATGACTCATCGTTTGGTACTACGTACGCAGAAGCAAGCGAGTAATATTATCCTGCCAGACAAGCTCCAAACGGACTACTAGGTTACCCTGAAAATCTCATGGGTCCAGAGAGAAAATTATACCAAAAAATTAAAAAGAAAACTCCATCAATTATTTGGAATCGCATAGAGAATCTAACGTCTTTAGGTATGCCAGATGCATTGGGATATAATAAAAATCATAAATTTTTTACTGTTGAGTTTAAAGTGACGAGAGGGAACAAATTAAAATTTTCAGCCCACCAAATTGCGTGGCATGTTGCACATCCACAGAATACTTTCATCATGGCCCAGACCCTCGGTCATGGGCCAGTGAAACTTTTCCATGGTTCACGAATCAGGGAGCTTGTGGCTTGTGGCTTTAAGCTTGAGGCTTGTGCCTTGGAGCTTGGTGCTTGCGGCTTGTACCTCGAGAACCTGAACTAGGTTCTGGTTTAGCTTGAGGCTTGTGACTTGATGCTTGAAGCTTGGAGCTTGCAGCCCGGACGAACCGTTCGCTGTTCTCCGCGTGTAGATCCTCCGGATTAGTGTTTCGGGTAGACGACATTACTTACGCTCCTGTCCCAGCATGCTCTACAGTCTTTGCAGCTGT